AAGACCGTGAGCGGCATCGGCACACTCAATGATAGCACTAAGCTGTGGGTAGCCCACACCAGTTTGGATACGAGTAGTACAAACGCTACCAGGGCCAATGCCCACTTTAACAATATCTGCGCCACGTAAAATTAACTCCTGTGTCATGTCTGCGGTAACAACGTTACCTGCAATAATAGTTAAGTGTGGCCAAGCTTCTCTTACTTTAGCAACAAAATCTCCAAAGTGTTCACTGTATCCGTTAGCCACGTCGATACAGACAAAATGTATTTCTGGGTATGTATTAATAATTCTTTTTAGTCGACTAAAATCAGAGTCACTGGTTCCTGTGCTAACAGCAAAATAATTGCCGCCAATTTCTGTAGTTAGGTCATACAGGTCATCTTCGTCATAACTTTTAACTAAACAGGTAAACAGTCTATGATCCCATAACGCCTTGGCCATTGCTAATGTTCCTACACCATCCATATTAGATGCTATAATAGGAATGCCACGCCATTCTGTTTTACTATGTTTAAATTTGTATGTACGCTGTAAATCAACTTCTTTACGACTTGACAGTGTACTACGTTTTGGTCGTATTAGAACATCTTTAAAGTCAAGCAGGATCTCATTTTCAATACGCATGTTTTATCTTTCATTAGAAAAAGGAGACAGCATCTTTCCATTGTATGTTGTCGAACTCCGAAGAGTATTGTAGACATTCTGTATGCCCACTGCTTGATTCCAAGCATCTTCTAAAGCATGATGTTTTGTAACCGGAGGACGGTTAGGATTGATGCCTAGATCAAATGCTGTGCGTACATCTCTAACCTGCCAGAAACTCCATGGAATAGCTTTACCTACACGCTTAAATGCAGTTTCACAGATAGGTACATCAAATGCCGCACCGTTTGACCACACACGTTTAGTACCCCAACAAAATTTATATAGTTGGTTCATAGCGTCTCGGATGTGCAGTCTATCGTCGCCTTCACCGAAGGCTTCATCTTGAACTGCTTTGTCCTGATTACCCCACCATGCAATAGTATCATCATTAACAACTAGACCAATTTCATGACAGCTATCTAGATCCACACGAACATAAAAACTATCCATAGCAGGTTCTTCAACATCTTTACCAAATGGATCAAATTTTACAGCACCTATGGTAAGAATGGCGGCATCGGTTGATGTCGCCAATGTTTCTAAGTCAATCATTACATCTGTATTAGCCATATACTCTTTCGTTATTTGAGAGTATATAGTTTAACAGAAACTATTAACAATGTCAATACAATTTTGGTGGTAAACTTTCTTTTTGGAGTTTTTTACGCCAACGTGCTTTGGCTGCACCTTTAGCACGTTTACGTGCCGTAGTTGGTTTTTCGTAAAATTCTTTCTTACGCAGATCGTCCAAAATACCTGCATCCTCTACTTTACGTTTAAACCTTTTGAGTGCTTGATTGATGTTTTCGTGATCTTTAACAGTAATACCAGTTCCCTTACTCTTGTGGTTCATCATCTTCCTCGTCATCCTCTTCTTGTGTAAATTGTTCAACTATTCCGTCCAAATCCCAAATCCTATTTTTACTGATAAGATTGTAAGGAGTTGTTTCGTCTAATGTTATATAGTGTGCGTTTGGTTCAGCTAACATAAAAGTGATAAACTGTTTAGTTATATAATCACAGTTGTCAACATCTATGATAACACAGTCTGCCTGTGCCGCTGTACTTAACATCCATCCAACATCATTGTCATTATGATCATATATAAAAACATTAAGATCATCTAAACATCTGCTTAGAATAGTTTGAAATTGTTGTTTGACCGCATTCGATGGTTTAACCAATAAGTAACTTAGATTGGTATTGAACAATTTATCAGGCGGAGTTATTACCGTTATTTTTCCTAAGTTCATATATCCTACTTGCAAATTCTCTTAGTCTTTCTGAGCTATAATTAGCAAACTTTGGGCCCTTAGTCTTTGTTTCTTCTACAAAGTCATATAGAGCAGGATCTGTATATCTGTCTATGATTAAATCTTTAAAATTGTCTCGATCATACAGTCGATACATTTCGTCTTTTGGTTTTATACCAGAGCCTATTCTACTCCAAATTGTACCTTCTGTTTGTTCGCCGTTCTGAACATAACCAGTTACGATCGGTCCTTGATCTGTTGATGTCCTGTCGAGTCCTTGGTCACGTATGTCTTTTTTTTTGGATCTTCCTGTGCAGGTAAATCAGGTTCTGGTGTTTGTGCCTTCTTTTCTTCTTGTACTGCCTTTTCAGCCTCTTCTATCATAGCGTTCCATTGTTCAATAGGCATTGGTATTTCTGCCTCTTGTTCTTCCTGTGCTGTTTTTTCACCCCCTTGGTCAGTCACGGGCTCGGTTAACGGAACTTCTTTTACATCGTCGGTCATACCTGCATCATCTTTTATAGTAACATCTTCATATCCTGGATGATAAGGTGCTTCTTCTACTAGTTTGTCGTTATTATTTTTTTCTGGTGTAGGGAAAGGCCAAAACTTACTGATTAATGGCTCAAATCGCTTTTCTTCTTGACTGCCTTCATTACGATCTTTTAAGTGTTCTACTTCATATAGATCACTAGCCATCTCACTAGTTGTTTGTTTTTGCTCTCTATGCCATTGGAATGTCATCTGTGCGGCTAGCAACATAATAACTGCTAGCGGATCAAAAACAAAGACAATAACAATAATAACCCATGTAACTGCTTTCTCTAATAAATTAGCATCAGGATTGTCACCATATATTAGTTTGGCGATATATTTGATAGGCCCAACTTCTGCTTCAACCTTACGTAGATCTTTGGCGATAGGAGCACGTTCTTCGTTTAGTGCGGCAATAGTTTTTTGTGCCTTAGCGATATCATTTTGTAAGTTAGTGCGTTCACGAGCCTGGCTTCGACGTAGAGCGGCGGCTTTGTCGGCACCTTTTTCATCATTTGAACGTGACATTGTTTGATCAACAGCTTCGTCCATTTGGCGTAATGCTTTACGTGCGGCTTCGATATTATCTTTTTGAGTCTTTATCTTTTCATCAAGTATAGCAACTTTGTCAACTACATCGCCACTAACTATACTTTGATCTAAATGAGCTTTACTTAAAAATCCAAAGATACCCATAGAAGTGATAAACATTAACACGACTACAGCAATAGTCATGTATGTTTTCATCAGCCTTGGTACACGTTCCCAATTAGCTTTAAGCCAACTAGCACAGACTAACTTGGCAACTTCTAAAGCCGACCCCATGATATAGATGGGAATAGCGGCCGCGGCAAAAATAGCGGCTAGACCTACCACTGAGTAGTAGATTGCAACCGCTGAAATTATTAAACCAGTTAGTAGTAGTAACCAGGCTAGTATCATTAACTATCCGTTATTCTGCGTCGCCGGAGGCATCAGCTGTAACTAACTCTGTACCATCAATTAGTGTAACTGCCACAGTGCCTAAAGTTTGGCTAGCTGTTGCACCGGTGTGGGTAGCAGTGATTGATAGTTGCTTGTCAGCACCTGCTGTGCCGTCATAGACACGAACTGTGGCTGTAGTTGATAAACGGATTGCTTTAGCGATTTCGTTCTTAATGTACCCAGCCTGTGTTGTAATACTGCCACTAGCAATATCTGTGCCTGTAGCTGGAACAAATGCTGGGCGATCATACTTTGCAGTAAAGGCCAGTGTTGTTGCCTGTGAGTCACCGTTGGTTTCGTCACTGTCTAGCTCAATGTCTAAAATTTGGCAGTCTGAAATACCTGTCAATGCATTTACGATGTTGCGAAAACGCATATTTCCACGAGCACGGTTTTGGCCGTAAGCTAATGTAGTAGGCAAATTAGCAGTTGAGAAACTGTCTGAACTGTTTGGTGTAATACCGCCACGATCGGTTTCTGTACCGCCTGTAGTTGGGTAGTATGTTGTATTTGTCATAGTAATGACAACTCTATAGAACCCTGGTGCTAGTTGATTTGAGTCTTGTTGGAATCCTGATGGCATTTTATGCTCCTAAATTAATATCGTATATTTAGCGTGAAAACGCCCTTAAAACAATTATATGCTATAAGGGCGTCTGTAAGCAATTTATTTGAAGAAAATCAATGCCATCATAACTGCTTGGATGATAAAACCAAAGCCAATTGTAACTACATTGAGCATGTCTTTTTGAACTGCGGCTTTGACAAACAACAGAGTTAAACCGGTCCAAACTAACAGTACTAGATCAACGGCCGGCAGTCTATCAGTTAAGCCACTCATCACTGCTAGTAAACTAGGAATCGTAGAAGCATGTAAAACGATAGCCGCTAACCATCCGAATGTTTCTGCAGAAATATGGCTAATTTTAGTTTTAAAAAATTCTTTCAACTGTTCGATGTTCTGAATCATATACTGCTTCCTTTTTCACGATAAAAAATATGGGCTCCAATTTTGCCAATCTTATCTAACTTCCAACGAGGATTGACATAGTCAGCATGATAATACAGAGCATCTTTTAAGATGTCAAGTTTAAATCCTTCAAGTAGTACCTTCTTGGCTACTTCATAGCTTTCTCTGTAAGCGGCTTGATTAATTGGTCTATTTCTGTGTACTTGATCGCAGGCCCATGAGAATTGGCAAACGACTTTTTCCATAATAACATTTTTTTGATAAACTACACCGCAGACATCACTGCCAAAGCGGCCGTTGGCAACACGGTTCATTGTTACTTGTGCTACAGCAACCTTACCTTCGAAGGGCTCATAACCTGCTTCACGATAGATATTGATTGCTAGACAATCGAGCTGGCGCTCTCTAGTTTTAATTGTTACTACATCTGGGGCCGTGGCCAACGTAGTGGTTTTGAGTTTAGTCATCTTAGCTTCGGTAACGGCACCTACTAAGAATGATACTGCTACAAATCCTACAATAAATGTAGATAGTCGTAGTAATTTTTCCATATTGTATCTCCTTTCACTTGGTGTAGTGATAATCTACTACATTACATTAAGGGAGTTAACTTCACGAGGCTCAATAAAAGAACCCTACTTTCGTGTAGTTGTCTCCATCGGACGCACTGTCTCATAATCAGTGTGCCTTTGGCGACCCTTGGCGTCCCGAAAATACGGGTTTCTCATTAGCCAAGACCCGCCGGTTTGAGTCAGATATTCGCTACCATATCAAACCAACTATCTCAGTTTCTTTGCGAAACGTATATTATATAGCTCATTGCTGAAAAATCTCCCGAGAAAAAGGTGATTATCGACGCATTTTGGCTATTGCTACTGCTTCTTCATCACTGAAGATTGGTACTGCATTACTTTTATGCATGGTGCCAATACCTTTGATCATTGTACCTGTATATACTTTATCTGGCGCTTTGGTACACGGACCTGCGGTAAATGGCAGGCTAGCAATTTTTGGAGTTTCTCTGCGATAAGGCTCGGTCTTAGGAGATTGGTAAGTGCCAGATTCCATAGCGCGGCGCCGTTTGCGTTCTTCTTGCTCAACGCCGTGACGCTTGAGCAAATCTTGCCATGCTTCAGCTTGCTCACGTGCCTTACGTGCCTGTTCAGCATTACGAAATTTCTGTTTGCCTTTTTTCTTGCCGGTGGTTGACAGCCACGGCCCTTCTAGATGCATACTCAAAATCGTTCTCCAAAATTGTTACTATCCTATTATTGTATAGGAAATTTTGAGTTATGTCAAGGTTGTTATACTCGAAATGACTCACCGCATCCACAGCGATCACGTTCGTTTGGATTGACAAAATCAAACCCTTCATTGAGTCCTTTTTTGATCCAGTCTATTTGAACGCCACTGATATAGGGCAGGCTCTTTGGATCTACAAATACGTGTACCCCAAAACTGACAAAACTTACATCTTCAACTTTTGGTGTATCGACATATTCTAGTACATAAGAAAGGCCGGAGCATCCTGTGGTTTTTACACCTATTCTAATGCCCAGGCCTTTGCCCCTACGTTCGAGTTGTTGTTGTACTTTTTCTGCCGCTAATTCACTCAGCGTTATCATGCTTTTCTTTGTAGTCCTTGATTGCGGCTTTGATTGCGTCTTCTGCTAAAATTGAACAGTGTATCTTAACAGGCGGTAGTGCTAGTTCTTCAGCTATCGCTGAGTTTTTGATTGTTCCTGCTTCGTCGAGTGTTTTTCCTTTGAGCCACTCGGTGACAAGGCTCGAACTTGCGATAGCCGATCCACAGCCATACGTTTTAAATTTCGCATCTGTAATAATACCTGTATCATCGTCCACCTTTATTTGTAATTTCATTACGTCCCCGCAAGCTGGTGCACCAACCATACCAGTGCCAACACTTGTATCGGACTTATCAAAACTTCCTACGTTACGGGGATTTTCGTAATGATCAATTACCCGTTCGCTGTATGCCATACAATTACTCTCCTAGAGTGTAAATGTATTTATTTTAAGATTTGGCTTCTTTGCGAGCGTTTTTAACTGCGGTGACGTCGTTGCGAACTTCTTTACAAAGTTTAGCCAATTCTTGCAAGTGCTTGCGTACACGAGTACCTGCGGCATTAACTTCCTTGTCGTAGAACTTTTCAAAATCACTTTCCATAGCTTCTACAAGTTTTTGGAAATCTTCAAATCGGTTTGTGGCCATAATGTTTCTCCTTGTCTAATAATTATGTCGACTAGGATAGCATACGATAGAAACTGGTATTTTGTAAAGACTTTTGGTTAGGCAAGAACATTAGTACTACCACTTTGGACATTTCCGCCACCGCTCATTGGGTCGCTTTCTCTAGCAATGGCTTTGTCATTGACTATGACTTTTGAATTTCCAGCAACAACTGTTCGCCCTCTAGCATTTGCGGATGTAACAAATGCTGTTTTGGCATCGTTGGTAATGACATTTGTTGAACCGGATACTAATAATGCGCCTGCGGCAATATCTTTACCGACTCGTGCTACACTATCTTTCATAGATTAAGGTCCATCGGATGGAATTGTAGCAGGATCAATGAGCAATGAGTTTCTAGTAGCTGCCTTGGCTTCGGCGACTGTTTCTTTTATTTTTGGTTCGGTAATATTCAACCAACCCTTCAATGTGCCCCAGGCGTTAGTTGCGGCAGTTCCGATAAAGCTATTAGCTACTACATTGGTTACTGTGGTTGTCGTCCATGATACTGCACTGGTAATTTGTTCTTCAACCAACGCAGATGCCTTTACTTGAGATTTAACTACTAGTGTATCTGTTACAGCATTTTCGATTGATTGTTTTATTGCTGTTGGTTGTACAACTGTAGGAGGTAGTTCAGCACGTTCTAACGCGGCATTGGTAGTTTGTTGTTGGAATTGATTATTTTTAATTTGGTCTGCTACTGCTAATTGCTGTGTGGTTACACCGGCAGCTACGTTAGCACTGATATTACCAAGAGATGATTGTAATACTTGAACTGACGCTGTTAACTTTTTCTGTTGATCGATCATTTCTGCTAGTAGAACAGCTATGTCATTGACAGCCTGTGCTTCCATTCTCGAAACAGCCGCCGGAGATCCGGGAATAGCAGTTGCTGATTTTCCGAAATTCAGATCAAGATACGCTATAAATGTTTCGTAAAGAGCTAGTTGTTGTACAGTTTGTTCTTTGATTGCCGCGGCAATCGCCATTGCGGCTGCGTCACTGACTGCTACTGCCATAATTGTTCTCCTGATCTAGCAATATTTATGCTAGTTTTATCCCCGTAGTTGCTTGGATAAATTGATCAGCAAATGATTTGTCTGTAGCTTCTACTACAGTAACAGTAGATTTAGATAACTTAACTTCTTTATCTGGGTGTACTGTGAATAAGTATGGCATTAATCCTGGCCCATTTGCACCCATACCTATAACCATTGGTCGACTTAATTTATAGTGCATAGGTCCATCTTCTAATAGTTTAGCCACTAATTCTTCACCGCTGGTAAGTTTAAGGGTGATTACCTCACCTGTTGATACGCCTTTATCGATTAACATATTATACCTTTTGTAAGTGTGTACGTAATTCTGTGAATCCGCCTATTAATTTATCATCTAAAAAAATCTGCGGTAAAGTTCTGGCTGTAGGAACTGCTTCTAGTAACTGTTCTTTAGTCCATGTTGTGTTAATATTTCTTTCTTCAAATTCGATGCCTCGTGACTTTAATAGATTTTTAGCTTGGTCACAGAAAGGACATTGGTTTTTACTCCAAACTATTGCTTTCATATTTCCTCTTAAATTGTTGGTAATTCGTCATAGTCAACCATGTCGCTCATTACACCAATGACATAGTTAGTTGATTCGTTTTCTTGTAGTGCGGTTTGCTTTTTGCTAGTGTCGCTGTGCTTATTGAACCAAGGAATAGGTGTCGATCTTGGAGCAGGATTCCAATATTTGATCCCAATATCTTTCAAAGCACCGACTGCTGTGTAGTCAACAAAATCTTTTAGAATGTTTGCGTTAAGTCCGATAACTGGTCCTTTTTGGAACAGATATTCAGCCCAAGACTTTTCTTCTGCAATAACATCACGATAGATTTGTAAAACTTCTTCTTGGCATTCTTGTGCGGCGCGGGCAAAACGAGGATCTTCCTTAACTACCTGATTTATCATCCAAGCTGTCCAACCTTTGTGTAGTAGTTCGTCTTGCAGGATTAAACTGATAATGTTGCCGTTACCAATAAAGATCTTATTCTCTACCATTGCTAGTGATGTAGCAAACGATACCATAAAGCGAAACGCTTCTAATGCGTACGAAGCATGTAAGGCTAGATATATTGCTTTGATATGTATAGCTTCATCGATCTTTTCGCCTGCTTCTTTTAGGCAATTAATCATGTGTAGTTTGTCATAATAAGCACCAACACTACTTGCCATGTCTACGATTTCTTTGGTATCGTGGATAGTGTTAAACACTTCTTTAGGTACATTGTAGATATTACGGATAATGTGGCTGTATGAACGACTATGAATGTTAGTTTCAAAGAATGTCCAGTTGTAGACCAGTGCTTCGAGCTCTGGAAGGCTTACGACCGGAGTAAAGATTTGACTTGGGCCGCGGCCTTGCAGACTGTCAAGAGCAGTTTGCCTAAGCAAGTTACTAGTGAAGATATGTTTAACTGCATCTGATGCATCCTTAAAGTCTTGTGCATCTTTGGTTAGACTAATTTCTTCTGGAACCCAAAAAAAGCCCCTAGCTGTCTTTTCAAAGTCGGCAATCTTGTTGTATTTGACTTCTTCGAATCGTTGAATAGTAACCG